GCGACCATGATTACCAACCACACTGACCACATGGCATTTCTTGAACTCTGCAGTAAGCAAACCAATCGCTGCAGCAATTTGTTCAGACCAAAACAGCAATGAGCCAATCATGCTGTCCTCATTGGTGATTTGCAGTTCCTCATGAATGTCACCAGTGAAAATGTCACCACCAAGAACAACCACTACACCGTCATATTTCACACCTGATAGATAATGTCGAGACAGTTTGATGACATTCTGTGTCCAGCGTTCCAAACGCATCACAGCAATCTCACGATTGTAAGCATTCAACCCTTCCATCTCATCGGGATTCACCACTTCATCGAAATGGGTGTCTGACAACATCACAACAAGTGTTGCTGCAGATGGTTTTGGTTTGGTTGGAATCATCCACGATGGAGGCTGGATGTGTTGCGCTTCGACTTGTTCAACAATCGACAATGTGCGTTCTAGTTCATCGATGCGATCATTTAGCCGTGCGTTGTGTGATGTGAGCATTGTTGCTTGCTTACGCAAACGCACAACCTCATCATCAATTGGTGCTGCCAATTCGTCACGCAATGTCATTGAGAACACCAGTGCTGCGATACCTGTAAACAGTTGCTTCAGATATTTCGATGCCACGCTTCTGCAAAACCTTTGCGATGGATCGACCACTAATCAGTGGATCGTTTATCGCTTCAACAAGGTCTTTGCGATCCTGTTCGCTCAATGATTTGAGCATCTGCAACACAATTGGTTTGCGACCAGCCTTACCTGTTGGTTCGCTCTTGATTTCCTGCAGCAGTTTGTTGCTCATTAGATATCCCTTCTCGATGCTGATCTAAATGCTTCTCTAATTTATCATCAACACGATTGATTGTGCGATAGATGCGCTGCAATTGACCCTGAACAATGGCATGATCCTCAGCATTCTCCACCCTCATTTCTTTTGCTTCCTTGCGCATCGTTTGCAATAAGACACCGAGCAGACCACCGATGGTCGTGATTACAGCAACGACAACGGCAGCCCAACCCTGATCCATTTCACGCCTCGACAGGTGCAGGTGGATTTGCCAAAAAGAATTGTTTGATTTGTGGCAGCGACTTCTTGCCATCTACCTCAACATGAAACCAATCACCATTGGGCGCACCATGAACTTCAGCCTTGTCGTATTTCTTCCAAGCGTCACGATCACAACGGTACGCCCTACCGAACGGGGCAGGAAAATAATCGATGATCATCTCGATACCGAGGGCATCAGCGTTCTTCACCAAATAGTCCATCGCAGCCATTGCTTGCTTTCGACCACCCTGAGGCTTGCCTCGCTTGCCATCACCCATGTTGCGCCACGAAATATCTGCAGCACGACCAGTGGCGTGAACACTCAATGATTCCTTGCCACGCATATTTCTCACACCGTAGCCACCGTTGTACCAAAGCGCAGGAAAACACCTAACAATTTCTTTCCACAATGCAGTGAGATGAGGATTCTCTGACGCTGCAGCACCATCCTTATTGCCTGTGTATGGTCGCTTGCTCATCGTGCAGCCTTCTTCTTTGCGATCTTGGCAGGTGATGCACCGAACGCAGCATCGATTTCATCACGGCTGAGTGTTCCATCCACCGATGCACGAGCCAGCGATTCAACTACCTTGAACACCGAAACAGCACCAGCCAGCAGTGCGCTTTTCCAAATCTCCAACTCAGGTGCAATCACTGCAGCACCAGTCACAACACCAAGTGCATTGGTGAGAAACAGTGCCACAATTCGACCCAAAACATCCTGTGCCTTTTTCATTGATCATCACCTTTCTTCAACATGGTTGCTAGAAAATGTATCAGCACAGTAAGACAAGTGATCCACAATGCTTGACGCAAAGTAGTTCCAGACAAAGTAAGCAAAACCAATCCAGTTCCAGCCCACACCCAAGCGTTCTCGATCAAATAATCATGTAGTCGTTTCATGTCTTACGCCTCACAGGTGATGGCAATGTCATCAGGATTGTAGTTGCAGCAATAATCGTGCGCCGTTCTGCCACACTCACGGTGCTACCTACTGGCACATAGTCATCATGTGATCCATCAAAAATGTTTGTTTGATTCTCAAATTGTTCTTTGACCTCATCGGGTGCATCGATCAATGGCTCAACAGAGGTCTCAGAAGGAAAGAAAATTGGTTGGGTGGTTTCCACTGGGTTCAGGTTTTCTGACGCAACAGACGGGCTTACAAGGGCTTCTGGTGAGGTTGTGGCAGGTAGATTCGCAGTGGTCGTAGTGGTCTTAGCCACACTGCTTGTTGTGGTTGTGGGAATCGTAGTGGTTGTAGTGGTCGTAGTCGTACTGGTTGTGCTGTCCTCCACTGAGGTTGTGGTGGTGCTAGTCGCTGGTGGAATCCAAACCTGCTCTGTAGTCTGAGGCGATGGGATTGATACTTCTTGTGTCGTTTGGGTTGTGGGTATTTGCGGGGTGGTCTCTGTGGTCGTGGATTGCTCTGTGGCTTCTGTTGTGGTGGTGGAGATCGGTGATGTAGATGAGGTTGTTTCTTGGATTGTTGATATTGATGGTTCTAATACCGTTGTCGATTCTTGAACGGTGGTAGTTGTTTCAGTTGTTTCAGTTGGTATTGCTTGAATCTCAATCGAATCGAATGATGGTCCGTACCATCCAGCCCAGAACCCTCGATCAATACCAGCCAAAGAAATATCTACAATCTGATCCTCAACAGTTGTCTCAAATGACACTGTTACTGTTCGCCAACCATGTATCTCATTAGATACAAAGGAGTTAGTGCCAACATGAATCTCGTATGTATCAGCAACTGCTGCACCCCACCCGATGCTATTTGTTTGACTGTTATCGATAACGCTAACGACAGTGATCACCGATGGTTCAGATACAAGGATGCCTCTGCGAACCTCACCCCACTGATAAGAAAACCTGAGCGCACCATTAGCGATGACACCGTTGCCACCGTTACGGATCACAACCCAATCATTCAGGTTGTCAAAACCATCACTAACAGTTGATGCGCTGGCTGGTGAAACAAAAGCAAAAACAGCAACAGGAACAAATATCAGCCAACGAGCAGACTTGCGCACATCAGATCACTCAGGAATTGGTGGATCTGGTTGTGGAGGAAGTACGGGGGCTATGAACTCATCCAACTCAGGATCATAGTTGTATGTCGGTCCTGCATATCGACCACGAAAAGAACCAGAGTATGAGGTTTGCAACCATTCACCTTCAAGACCAAGTGACGCAATGTATGCCTGACCAATTGGTTCTGATTCTGGGTAATGTCCACCACCACAGTCGCTGTTTGCAACAACGATCACATCGATCACAATGTTGTCGATTACTTTTGCAAAATGCGCCATGATCAGACCCTAAATCTCACATAAACAATGCCAGAACCACCTGCGCCACCACCAGCCGTGTAACCACCACCACCACCACCACCAGAGTTAGCAGTTCCAGCAGTGCCAGCACCAGTCGTTCCACCCCCACCCCCACCACCAGTTCCACCAGCCCCAGGAGTTGAACTGCTGTAACAACCCCCACCGCCTCCACCACCTTTGTAGGTGGTTCCTGCAGATTGACCAAGCCAAGTTGAAATGTCCACGCCAGCACCACCAGTACCACCGTTCGCAACACCACCACCCACACCAACAGCACCAGCACCACCGCCACCACCACCACGATTGTTGCCAGATGAATAACCGTTGTTCTGCATACCGACAGCACCTGCATAACCTTGTGTTGATCCCTGTGTGCCACCAGATGCACCAGCAACAGTTGTACCAATGTACGAACTATGTCCACCTGCAGAACCACCGTAACCACCAGAGAAAAATGCTCCACCACCGTAACCACCAGCGATTGCAGTGATTGCATTATTGATTCTGGTATCTGTGCCTTGAACTGTATTTGCACCACCAGCACCAATGGTTACCGTTTGTGATCCTGCAGCAAGATAGATCGTGCTTGTGATGTAGCCACCACCACCTCCACCACCACCGTCTGATGGGTGGTTGCCACCACCATAACCGTAGTCTGCTCCGTTGCCACCACCTCCACCACCACCAATGAGAAGCACATCGAACAAACCAGCAGTAGCAACTGTCAGTGTTCCAGTCGAAGTGAAGGTAAGTAGCGTGTAAGCGTTCCCACTCACCGTGATCGATGATGATGAACCACCTGTAGCGACACCATAACCTGCAACGACACCAATTCCTGCAGACGCAGGTAAACCCCACGATGCAGTTGATGGCTGTGTGATCAGAGTGCGTGGAGAATAGCGACTCATAATTAGGCAGTGATTCGATTCACGAAACCATGAATTGCGATCACATTTGTCGTTGCAGCGAATGCACGAACCACAAGTGGTGTCGCATTACCTTTGATGAGCAATCCAGCAGTGATCAGATACAAACCATTCTCTGCAGGAACAGTGAACTCAATGTTGTCATTCGGTGCAGTTGTTCCCCCCCACTCAACAGTAAGTTTCACATTCGATGCAGAAGTATTTACTGCATACAACCAAATCTCATCATAAGTGGTCGCTGTCGATGATCCAGTATGAATTGTCGTGCCAGCCGTAGCAGTTGCAGCAACAAGAATACCTTTACCATCAGTAGAACCAGACAGTGTGATTTTGCTAAATGTTGCCATTGTCTCTCCTAACTAAAAATCTGACTACTCAAAACGATTTGATCATTATCGTTCAAGGTGTTGGGCAACGAAACCCATGCAGAGCCAGAATATGAATAGATCAAATTGTCTGCATCAATGTAGCAACACATTCCTTCAGCAAGAGTTGGCTCACCTGCACCACCAAACGCTGCGTCTCGTGCTGTAGTGGTTGCGAATCGCATGATGGTTTGATCCATCAAGTAAGTGTTTACCTGTGCAGCAGTGAGAACATCACCACTAACAAAAAGTTTTGCGCCAGCACCAGCCATAGTTCCTCCAGTGTATCCGTTAGGTTAGAGCGTTTGTAGAGTCCATCACACCATAGGTTGCGTCATCAAGAATGAATGGGTACACCAAATCAGCGACAGCCAACTGGATTTCGACCCTGTGTTCTGATGGGCTAATTGTGTGTCGTAAGGCTTCGATACTGTAACTCTGTGTCACCGATGATGGTGAACCCGTCGGATAGGTGCGAGTGATCGAAATAACATCAGCCAATTCTAATGAGGTGATTGTCGCTTGATCTGTGCTGTCGAGACTGTTGTACAGGGTTTGCAGACGGTCAAATCGGTACTGTGGTTCTTTGTATCTATCCAACAAATCTGCAGCCAATGTTGCAGCAGCAGCATCCGATGCGAGCAACAAACTAGATAGGTTCAATGTTGAGACACCGTATTCTGTTTGTGATGCAACATCGTTCACAGTTTGATCTATTCCATCAACGATTGTTGCAACAACTTTGTTGTAAAGAAATTCTTGACCATACAAAACAGAAAGAGATGTGTAGGGAATGTCGAAACCCGTATCTGCAAATGAGGCTGAATTGGTTGCGAATGATGCTGTGACTCGATCCGTAAAGGTCAAATCACCATTTGCAGCAATAAAGAAATAGCCTTGTTCGGCAGTCGCTACAGATTGCAAGTATGTGAGGACATTTGTGTTCGCTGCGATCTCGAATGTTGTACCACCACCCAATGCTGCAGTTCCAGTATCAATGTTGCGTGTTGCTGGATAATTCACTTCAGGTAAATCAAGAATACTGGTAACTCGTGCGCCAGATAGTTCTTCTGATGGTGTAATCGCATCACCAATGTAAGTATTAGCAAGCAAAACGAAATCATCTGATGCAGTGATTGTTACAAACGAGTTGTCTATTGTTGCGTCTGGTTGATGTGGTTCGTATGCAATATCAATATCAGTGATGCGACCAGTAAACAATTCAACACCATCAGATAAAACCGTTACCTTTCGGCGTGGTGTCACACCAGATTTTCCTGTCGTGGGATTCCAGTACGGACTATCTTCATTTGTTGGATCAAATCTACGATCAAAATTATTGAGCACAATACTGCAAGTTCCAGCATTGAAGTTTTGTAATTGATCTGGGCGACCACGATTGATTGAAACCTGTTTGCAGTATGTCGAAACATCATCACCAGTCAAGGTGCCATCCAAATAGTTTTGATCAAGAACACCAAGCGATGCACTGTCTAAAGTAAATGGTTCAATTGCAAAACCCAACTCCATCAAAACGGTGATCTGTTCACCCCACGCAAGCGTTGTAGCCATTACGCAACCTTCAGTGGCAATGCACCATTTCGTCTGTTGTAACGCTGCAACACATTCACGATCTCATCACCAACAACTGCAGGATCAACACCCATGCCAGCATTGATCGTGACATTGACCGTCATACCTGAACCCAATCGATCCAACGGAATGATCGCCTCATTGCCAGCCTCACCCACCAAACCAATCGTGGGTGATGTGACAATGCCACCCTTAGCAAATGGGTAGATTTCATTCGTGAACGGATTGAAACGAACTTTAGGTGCAGTTGTTCCATTCGTTGCAGTTGTTCCAGTTGTCGGATTCTGATTATTGATGATCTGTTCTGCAGCAACCACCACACCAACAGGAGTCTTGGCTCGCACTTCAGCAAGTTTTTCCTCAGCCTCACGCAACTTATCGACAGCATCACGCTCACGCTCAATCGCTTCAGTAACTCGATCCGTTGCCTCAACCTGTGCAGCCTTAGCCTCATTCAATTTGTCCAGTGCCTCTTTGTAAATGTCACTGCCCTCAGTTGCACCATTGACAGTTTCATTCAGATTGGTTTGCGCTTCATCCACTGCACGAGTTGCCTCAGCCTGTGCATCATTGGCATCAGCAACAGACAACTTCGCTTCAGCCAGTTTGATTTCAGCCTCACGAATCATTTGTGGAGTTGCTTCAGGGTCTTTACGCAAATCGGCAAGTTCTTTTTCTGCATTCTTGACAGCAAAGATGGCTGATTCCAAATCGTAACCAGACTTCTCCAAATCACGCTGAGCCTTAGACAGTTTCTTCTGACTGTCACGAGCCTCATCAGAGTTAGCACCATAACCAGCAACGATGCGATTGAAATATGCCTGTGCATCAGCCAACTTTGCATTCGCAGTAACAAGTTCCGTGTTCGCTTTGATCGTTGCCTTTTGTGCATCACGCAAACCACGCTGCGCATCAGTTGCACCCTTTGCAGCATCGATGTATTTCTTCAACTTTTCCTTAGCCGTTTCGATTGTTTTGGCTGCACCACCAGATGACTGCTCAACATCCTCAAACGATGTTTTAGCGATTTTCAATTGTGTGATCATTTGACCAACGCCACCTTCTTTGGCTGCCATTGCACCAGCAACCTCAGCAACACCACCCATCTGCTTTCTTGCGCTGGCTGCAGCCGTACCAATACGACCAAACTCCACCTCGCCAATATGACCAAGCATCTCCATGTCAGCACCAAAGAAATTGGCAACCTTGCGCAGAATGTTGATCCCATCGATGATGCCGTTGATGACTTTCACCCACACATTCAGCCAATTTTCAATCGCACCAATGATGAAATTGATCACTGAATGCACAACTTTTCGCACACCCTCAAACTTGATGTAGAGAGCAGCAACAGCCACACCAAATGCGATGATCGCAGCAACAGCAATACCAATCGGATTAGCCAACAGTGCTGTATTGAATGCAACCTGTGAAATGGTCGCTGCAATCGAAACAAGTTTCAGTGCAGTAAATGCAGCGATCAACGCAAGAATGGTGTTACCGAATGCACCCATTTTTGCTGTTGCATCAAAGAAAGTTCCTGCAAGCATTCTCATGCCAGCACCGATACCTTCCTCACCAACCACACGACCAAACTCAGATGCGTATGGCACTACTTTTTCGACCATGAACTTAGCGAAACGCTCAAACAATGGGAGCAACAATGTTCCCAATTCGTCACGCACATGTCCAAACGCTGATGCAATTCTAAATGTTGCAGTGCTTGTAGCCTCAGCAGTTCCACTCACCTGACCTTCAATTGCTTCAAGCAGCACCTTTTGTGCTTCATACATTTTGCCTGATTCAACAAGTGCCTTGATTTTTTCCTTTTCCTGATCAGTGAAAGTCACACCAGAACGAGCAAGTGCCGTGATTCCTTTGATTGGGTCTTGCAATGCTTTACCCAACTGCACAGCATTCTGTGTTGCTTCACCAAAACCTGCAGCCTGAAGATCCAACGCAGCGATAGTGGCACGATCAAACAAACCACCAGCAATATCTGCTTCTTGTGCGATGTTCTTGAAGGTGAGCAGTTTCGATTGAGTGTCCTTGATGGATTCTGCAAGAATTCCGTACTTGTACTCACCCTTATCGGCAAGTTCAACTAGTCGATCAGTGACAGCCTGTGTTTGTGTACCGAACAAACCCATCGTGCGATTGACAGCAGCCAGTCGATCATCAGCCTGTTTCGCAAACTCTGCACCCTTCACAAAATTGAGTGCAACAGCACCCAAACCAGCAGCAAGCAAACCACCATATTTAGCAACATTCTTCATCGCATTTGTGGTTGCGCTATCTAATGTGCGCAGACCAAATGTTGCTTTATTGCCAGCACCTTGAAGCGACTTGAAATCTTTGACGGCTTTCGTTATGCCCTTAGCGTCAAACTGACTGACTATGTTTACGCCAACAGCCATTGCTCATCCTTTACATTTCAAGCGTTGATATTTCTTTCAATGATTTTGCTTGTTCGATCAAGCGATTCTTGAATCGCAGGGATCAACATGGGCAAATGTTTCTCCGTAGCAGGATACATCACACGAGAACGAGACCTGCCCTGTTTGCTTTTCGTCTGCAGATGTTTGTCAAGGTTCTGAATGAATCGACCACCAGTGCTATTTTTCCCTGCCCTTGTCACTGAACCTGCAGAGTCATAAATCTGCGCTGCAGGACTTTTCTGTTGCAGTCTCAAAATCCCATAGGTGTTAGCACCACGAGGTTTGCGTGTGGAAACAGTCGGGCGAACACCACCAAGTGCTTGCGCTGCATTGTACGAAGGGAATCGTGCGCTGCCTGACCGTGCGCCTGATCCACCCCAATTCAACAATGGTTCTTGTGGGAACTCTGCAGCAACAGAATGCGCCAATGGCATTGATGTGGTCTGCAAATCCTTGACAATTCGCCTATAAGTTTCGGGTTCAATGTTGCGCAATTCCTTGATTGCCTCAGCAACACCATAAACCTCGATAGCAATACGATCAGCCATAATTTGCCAAGCGTACTATCACCTGCGTTGCGATTTACGCATTGCCTCATGTCGATGCTTCAGATATTTCAGCATCACAGTGATCATTTGATCATCTTCCTCATACAAAAACACTGGAGGAATGTGATACTCAAATGCGAGATGTGCAATTACCCAGTGGGCTGAGTCGTCTCCGAGTTTGGGTTATCACGACCCATCAATTGCTCAACAGTCTTTTCTTTTTGTTCTTCCTCACGGATTTCGACATTCTCAACAGTGTTGATCCAATCAGGATCAAACTTCATTGAGGTCTTACGAACACGAGTAAGTGAATGCCAGCACAACCAAGCCAAATCGGTGATACGCAAATCTTGTTCTAGTTTGGCAACGCTGCGTGACCATGTGCGCTCAAATGCAACAAAATCAGCAAACACTGCATCGCAGTTTTCATGTGTTCCATCATTGAACACAACCTTCAGCGCAATTTTCATGCGTGACTCCTTCTAGGTTTATTGATTGAAATTGTTACGAGGTTGCCTTAGCCAAAGTTCCACCAGTGAACGAAAGCGAGGTCATCGCCATCTCACCAACAGATGCAGACACTGGCGTGTGTGAAGCAAGGAAAGTTCCAGTCAGCGTGTAAGACGGATTCGTTGCAGACACAGCATCAGAAGTCGGCTTGATCACAACGGTCGTGGTCGTGCCAACCAACGGGTAGATCGTTGCCTCGGTCTTGGTTGCAGCAAAGTCCTGCATCAGATCGATATTGCACGACACATTCTGCAAACCACCAACGAAGGTGTGACCACCAGAGCCAAAAGCAGTCGATTCGACCGAATCAACCTCATACACAAGTTCAACATTGTTCGCATAGGTGCTGAGATCAACGGAGTTGATCGTGATGCTTGCGTTGGTAAGAACAACCTTTGCCATGACTATTTTTCCTGTTCACTCGTTACTTGCTTGGAAACTTTGCTACTGACTTCAGCGAGATGACCTGCCTCGATCAACGCCTCAACATTACACCCTTCAAGCACTTTGCTGTCCACAGTCTCACCCTGCGATGCAAGTGCGAAGTTGTCACTCAAAACTTTGTAGGTTGCCATATTTACTCCTATGCGTGAACTGTAACAGATGCCTGAATCTGAAGAAACTCTGCGTCATTGACACTCAGACTTGTTATGTCCATCGCTGATGGTACTACTAAAGTCTGCACAACTCCACCTAGTGTCGTATCTGCTTCCAATGTGGCACGAATACTAGATGCACCACTGTAAGACAAATACGCATCAAGCGTAGCGTGTGCTGTGCGATCCACATATCGACCAACGACCACAAAAATCACCCAATCCATCAGCACATCTCCACCCTGAAATGCAGAGTGGTAACGCACACCAGTCAGAACAGGGTATGCGAACGGTGGATTTACCTGTTCAGGCTGATAAGT